ATTTTCAGTCCTGATGAAAAAAACTCTAAAATAATAGAGCCTAAAATGGGGAGGATAGTTATGTTTCCTTCTAATTTTTTATATCCTCATAAAGCTCATCCTGTTGAGAAGGGGACTAAATACAGTATAGTTTCATGGTTAATATGATAGGAAAAGATTTTAAATATAAAAAGATTAATAATTTTTTAACTATAGAAGAAAGAATGTTACTTAAAGATTATTTCCTTATAAAGCATAGAATTAATAATAACTTTTGGCAGCCACATATAGAAGTAAATGGTCCTAGCTTTCAGATATATGGGGATGCTGCTACTGATTCTTTAATGCTTCAGAAAAAAGAATTGATAGAAAAAGAAAGTGGATTAAAACTATTACCTACATATAGTTTCTTTAGGATGTACACTATGTTTACTAAGTTAATAAAACATACAGATAGACCGGCTTGTGAAATTAGCGTAACAGTGTGTCTAGATTCTGATGGAACTGAATGGCCAATTTATATGGATGGTAATCCAGTTTATCTTGAACCAGGAGAAGCAGCAATATACTTAGGTCTAGAGGTGGAACACTGGAGAGAAGAATTTAAAGGAGATTACTCTTCTCACATCTTTATGCATTATGTTAACAAAGACGGCCCTTATGTAAATTGTTTTATGGATGAAAGAGATTTTTATGGAACTCGGGAATCTAGACGAAAAAAATGAAAATAAATCAAGATAAAAAAACAGGAGATTTAGAAGTATATTTTACAAGAAATGAATTTAAGGCCATTAGAAAACATAAAAAATTAACCCTTTCCGCTGTTCAAGCTAGACATGCTAGTAATAATATTATGAAAGTAGTGATGGAATTAAACAAATACTTTCCAGAAGACGTTCAAAAACTACCAACCACATCAGAAGACTGCTAGAATTTTTCTAGATTTTAATATAGAAGTGACATAATATATTAAAAATAGGTTTTATATGTTACAAAAGATAGGTTTTTTACCAGGATTCAATAAACAAATTACACCTACCGGAGCCGAAGGGCAATGGCAGGATGGGTATAATGTTAGGTTTAGATATAACACTCCTGAAAAAATAGGAGGATGGTCTCAATTAGGGGACACATCTCTATGTGGCTCTGCTAGAGCTATTCATCATATGGTTAATAAAGGGGGTATCAAATACGCTCTTATAGGAACCAACAGAATTTTATACGCTTATACGGGTGGAGCTTACTATGATATTCACCCAATTAAAACTGACTTCGGAGCATTAACTGATAAGTTATCTTGTAGTAGTGGTTCCGCTGTCCTTAGTATTACATTGACTACCACAGCTGGAATGACAGCAGGAGATATTATACTTCTTGAAAGTGTTACACCTCCAACAGGCTCGGGTTATTCTGCTTCTGATTTTGATGATAAAACATTTATGATAACAACAGTTGTAGATTCTACAACTATTAATATTACAATGGGATCCAATGCAAGCGCAACGGCTACTGATGGAGACTGTTCTGTTAAATGGTACTACCCAGTAGGACCTTCTGAACAAGTTGGAGTATACGGTTGGGGTGTTTCACAATATGGTGGAACAGTAACAGCTCCTCAAACGACAACTTTAGATGGGGCAATCACTTCTACTTCGACAACCGCTGGAATTACTTTAGCCAGCTCGACTGGATTTAGCACCACTGGAACAAAACAAATTAGAATTGATACTGAAGATTTAAGTTATACAGGAATAAGTAGTGATGTATTAACGGGAGTTACTAGAGGAGTGAATGGAACCACAGCTGCTACTCACTCGGATGGAGCAACCATTACTGATATTACTGATTACAGTGGATGGGGAGAAGCTTCTTCTTCAGGGGATAAAGTAGCAGAACCTGGTCTATGGGCCTTGGATAATTATGCAAATAAACTTGTTGCACTAATTGTTAACAACGCATGCTTTGAATGGGATTCAGATTTAAGTAATGCAACCTCAACAAGAGCTACTATTATTTCTGGAGCACCAACAGCATCACGTGACATGTTAGTTTCTACGCCGGATAGACACTTAGTATTTTTTGGAACTGAAACCACAATTGGAGATACTTCTACTCAAGATCAAATGTTTATAAGGTTTTCTTCTCAAGAGGATATAAATACTTACGCTCCAACAGCAACCAATAGTGCTGGTACACAGAGACTGGCTGCCGGTTCACGGATCATGGGAGCTGAACTAGGGAGAGATGCAATTTATGTGTGGTCCAATACTTCTTTATTTACGATGCGTTTTGTAGGTCAACCTTTTACATTTGCTTTCCAACAAGTAGGTACCAACTGTGGACTGATTGGAATGAATGCAGCTGTTGAAGTTGATGGTACTGCGTACTGGATGTCAGAGAATGGTTTTTTTAGATACTCTGGTAAATTAGAATCTATGGTTTGTTTAGTGGAAGACTATGTTTTTGATGATATAAATACTACTTCCAATCAATTTATTTATGCAGGTATTAATAACTTATTTGGAGAAGTGATGTGGTTCTATCCAACATCAGACTCTAATGTTATTAATAGGTGTGTATTATATAATTATATAGACTCTTCTCCTAGACGACCTATCTGGACAACCAATGATAATTCTTTATTCCCAAGAACGACATGGCAAGACTCAGAAGTTTTTGGTTTACCTCATGCAACTTATTATGATGCAGGTACCGATACCTGCGATACAGTAGGAAACACGGATGGAATTTCAACTTACTTTGAACACGAAACAGGTCTAAATCAAATTAAGGGAGGAACAACTACAGCTATACCAGCAAGTATTACATCAGGTGATTTTGATATTACCCAGGACCAACGTCAAGGTGTGACGTTTAAAGGAGATGGAGAATTTATGATGAGGGTCAGTAGATTTTTACCAGACTTTATTTCTCAAAGTGGAAATACAATAGTTGAATTAGATTTAAGAAATTTTCCTAACCAAACAGCAGCAAGCTCTAGCTTAGGCCCTTTTACTATTACTTCCAGTACCAACTATCAATCGTGTAGAGCAAGAGGACGATCGGTTGCAGTAAAAATATCCAATACAGCAGTAGATACTACTTGGAAAATGGGAACTTTTAGGTTAGATGTACATGCAGGAGGAAGACGTTAATGCCTTTCAAATCAGAGAAGCAGAGAAGATATTTATGGGCCAACGAGCCAGAGATTGCTCGTGACTGGACTGATACCTATGGAAGCAGAATTCATAAAAATAGTGGTGGAATATCACAGCTAGTTAAACCAGGTCCAGGGAGACCGGGTTATGCTGGAGCGATAGATAGAAACATAGCAAATTTACAAACAGCCTGGGAGCTTGAAACTGATCCAGACGAAAAAGCTAAAATAAAAATATTACTTGATAAACAGATAAAAGCAAAAGGTGGATTCGCGGATAAAATGTTAAGCGGTGATGCGGTTGAAGACAAAGAAAAACACGATTTAGAAAAGGAAGGATTGATGCATGATAAAGGAATGATAGTTCCTGGATTAGACCGTAGTGTTCTCGAACCTATGAGGAACGAGTCTTTCTCTCCCCATAAAGATATGGCATTAAACCCTCAAGACCGTCAGACTCTTTTAGCAAAACTATTAAAAGGCGATCCTGCTTCAGATCTTTATGATTATTCAAACGTAGCATCTTATGATGAAGACCCTAATATAGAAAGAGCAAAATATCATGAGAAGAAACAGCATTTAGGATATCATCCTAAGGGAGATACGTCCTATGTAAGAGGTTTAGAGGATCTAGGAAATGTTCGTAATGAGGAAGTAGGAACTAAGATGGGAGAATCAGAATGGGATAAAGCGCTCGCTGCTACAGCGGGTCATGAACTCACCCATGGTCTTTTAAATACTGAGCCCTTTAGAAATATTGTAGAAGAAATGAATCTGTCTCCACTACGTAACAGAAGTGAGGTTATTGGGGGGGACTTCATGCCTAATGAACCAAACGAACTATTAGTTCGTTTGTTAGATATGCAACGATATAAAGGGGAAGAAGCAGGTTCTGAAGCGTATTTAGAAGATAGTCCTTATGCTATCTCTAAGCATCCATCAGGAGAATATGGAGCTGAAGGATTAAAAAAAACTTTAGCTCGTCACTCAGACAAATTTTATAACAGGGTTGATGAAAGAAAAAATTATTTAAGACAACAAAATGCAATGCAACAAATGATGAACGCTCCTTTGGGAAGCAGAGCTCCACAAAACTGGAAAAGTAGATTAACAAATAGAATAGGAGATTGGAAAGGTAATATTGGAAGAGGTATTGCTGCTGGCTGGGGTGCTATAACAGGATTTCCAGGAATGGCTTTAAGTGCATTCCAAGGACCACAATTAACTCCACAACAAATAGCAATGAATAACCAATTTTTTAAAACCGGTAATATGGGGAGACCAGTAGGAATAGGCACACAACAAAATCCATTTCAAATGACAAGCGGACCTTTCCAAGGAATGAATAAACCAGGAGCGTCTGCTTTCGGTTCTCCTACTTCACAAGCAATGGCTCAGAAGTGGATGGATAAATATGGAGACGTAGATCATCAAACCCAAGCAATGCTAGATAAGAAAGCACAGATTTCACAAATTGCTCAAGGCAATCAAGGAGGTCAAGGAGGAAGTAATATGGGAATGCCTCAGGGAAATCCTGCTAATGTGGGAAGGGCACCTGGTTCTCCAACACATAGTACTAGAACTGATTTAATGGCACAAGGAGGGCTAATTAGTTTATGGCCAAGATAGTACAAACTATAACTAGAGCATCTAAGGAATATGATGCAGACGTGGCGAGCTCCTTAACTAGAGATTTGGATGCTGTATTAGAAAAATTAAACACTACCTTTCAACAAGAATTAAAACAAGAGATAGAAGCTAGAAGCTTCTTTTTAGATTAATGGCAGTAATAAATATATATAACTTTGTAGGAGTAGATAATGATACTACTGATGGAGAACTTAATCCTTTTGGATCAGGTTACCCTTTAGTAAGTGAAACCTATCTTATTAAATCTATTTTAGTAACATCAGCTGGAACTCCAAGTGTCACTGTTACTAATAATAGTATTACTGCAATTAAATCAGTTGGTCTGACAGCTGATACTACTAAAGAATTATTAACCCAACCGCTAATAGTAGTAGGGGGCACTACCCTTACAATCAAAGCTGGAAGTTCAGATTCATTTGATTTTGCTGTTAGTTATTTAAACATCCAGAAAGAGGTAACAGTATAATGAAAACAATGATCATTAATAACGTAGAAGTTCCAGTCATTGAGCCGGCTGAAGTAAAAACAACAATTACAAATAAAAAAACAGGAGAAGTGTATCCGGATGAAGCAGCTTTAAAAGCGGCTAATATTCCAGAAGAGGATGTAAAAAGAGACGTGCATGTTATCATGCCAACTCTTGATTTGTTTGCAAAAACAAAGTAGTATAATAAAATCAGGAAAAATACCTGCTCTTTAACATTTAATACACGTATAAATATGGCTATAACAGATTTACAAATATCAGATACACTAGAAACGGGAGCTCCCTCTATTAAATATACAGGGAATGAAGGTCCTCAACCACCAACGCAAACGGCAGAAGCTGATCCTATGTTGGTAGAAGAATATCAAAAATACGTTTTTGAAATGCAAGAGCAAGGACTTGAACCAATGTCATTTGAACAATTTAAAGCGGAAGCTGTGTCAGGCATGGCTGAAGGTGGCAGAGCAAGATATGGTTTAGGAAGTTTTGTTAGAAAATTAATACCAAATGAAGTAGCAAAGATTGCTGAAAAAGCAGCTCCTTTTGTAGCACCGTTCAATCCTATTGCCGGTGGTTTAATGGGAGGTCTTGGTTCTTATGATAGAACTGGAAATTTAATGGGTTCTGCTCTAAGAGGTCTTGGAACTTATGGCTTAGGTCAAGGGGCGAGATACTTGGGTGGAGCTGAATTACAAGGTAATCCTTTTACTCAAGGTTTAAAAATGCCTGGAGGAGCTTCCTCTGGTATAGGACAATATTTTAGTAAACCTATGGGAACACAGAACACAGGTTTTAATAAATGGTTTGGTGGAGATAAAGCACCCATATCCGAATTAGATGAAACAAGATTAGATAAAAAAGTTATAGCTTCAAACCAAGGAGACACTACTATCAAGGGAAAAAGAATTATTGAAGAAGGTATTGACAGAGGTCCAGGAGGAATTATTGAAACTATTAAAAAACTAGTAGACTCAAATACTAAGAAAATTATTTTAGGTGCAATGGCTGGAACAGGTTTATACACAGCTCTTTCACAAAAAGGAGAGATACCTTTTGAGAATATAGAAGAGATAGCTAGAG